TCTAAAAAAGTCTTCACGAATTTTTGCCCTACGAAAAATATTTTTTACTCTTACATAATCATAGGTAGAATTTCTTGATTCTAATGGAGATTGGTATAATAATTCTGAAAATTTTCTGAAATATGTCATTTTAAACTCCTCTTACTCCACCAAAAGTTGGTACAGGATCAGGACCTTGTTGAAATTTTTGATTTGAGTCTGCAGGAATTGATAAAGGACCTCCAGGATTAAATACTCCAGTTTGTGCAGAAAATCCTGCTCCTCCTCTAGATGGTTGACTTCCTTGACTTCCTTGACTTCCTTGTGCTCCTGCAGGAGGATTAGTTGTAGGATTAAATGAGGGATCTTCTAATTCGTTTAAATCTTCACTTCTAAATCCAACACTATCATCTTGTTCATTATAATTGTCATAATATACTGGAACTAATTCTGAAAATGTCATATTTATTGTTACTGATATTGGTTGTCCATCAGCAGCGAAGGATGCATAAAATCCATCAGGAGTATAATTAGCATTAAATTGTGTTAATGCACAAGTTTTTAATTGTGGTAATGTTTTTGATAATCCTCCATTTTGCTTAAATGCAATCCTAAACACATTAGGAGTACCTAAGAAAAATGAATCTTCAGCTGAACTAGCTCTTTTTGGAGCCATTGCCTTTTTAAAAAATTTGATTATACCTCTTATTTCCATTGCTTCTTTTTTACTTCTCGGAGCCATTTTAATTTCAAATGAAAATGTTCTTAGTTTTGGTCCATTAAATAATAATTCTAAATTGGGATTAATTACTGTTCCACTTACTCTTGCTCTATAAGCTTCTGGATTAATATTCAATCCAAGCTTTTTTACAATTGCAGCACCTGCATTTAATGTCAATAATTGTTTGATTGTATTTCCAGCAGCTCCTTTGAATGCAGCATTTCCTGCAACATTAGCAATACCTGCTGCAGTACTAAGGTCTCCTGCTGCTACTGCACCTGCTAATTCAGTAGCTCCACCCATAGCTAAAGCTGATAAACTTGATAGACTATCTTCTCCCCATCCAGTAACGTTTTGTTCAGTAATATTATTTGGAATTGGTAATATTACATTACCCACATTGTTTTTGAATGTTCTTTTTGAGAGATTAGCTCCTTCAGCTAACGATGTAATATTAAAATTACCCTCTGTCCCTCCAGTAGTAACATCAGGAACTACATATTCAAAAGTAGATATATACATATAATCCTGAGTTTCATTCATGTCTGTAGGATAACTCCAAGATCCTAGATTTACACTAGCAAATTTGGAAATAGTCGTTGCAAATACTACTGAACCTGGACCTTGAGTTCCTTGAGCTCCACTATTTGGACCTTGAGTTCCTGCTGCTCCTTGTGCTCCTGGTGCTGCTCCTTGTGCTCCTGGTGCTGCTCCTGGTGGAGCAGCAAGTAACTGGTTATATCCAGCATACGCTGCTTTTAGATCTAAACGACGTTTTTCTTCTGGGACTGCTTGAGAGTATATCTCGCCTTTAGTTTTTGTTAATATGCCACCGTTGTAGCTTTCTTTTTTTCCTTCAAAAAAGTCATTATAATGAAATCCAGTTTTCTCATTTACGGCTAATTTACCATCAGCTCTATTAGCATTCATTTGAAACATTAACAAATCACTACCAAATGCACCACCACCTTTATGATAATAATCAAAAGAACCTGTACGAGGATCAGCTTTTACTCTTATTGGATAAACCCCTGTCATATCAGACTTCCTCAGAGGAGGAAATTTGTCATTAACTATAACAAATGGATCATTTGCACTTTGATACCAACCATTAGTAAGTGGTGCCATCTATCTACCCCACACCTTGTTTGAAGGTATTGGTATTTCTACCCCACCCAAATCCCTTACAAATTCTTCTACTGGTAATAGACACATGGTTTGCCATTCTTGCTGTGCTAATATTAGGTATGGGCTTTTAACTTCTGATCTTAAGTATTTATGTGCTCCTTTACGAAATCTTGGTATAGTATCTTCTAATAAACTATTCACCAGACCAATTCGTTGCTTAGGTGAATTGTAATGTAAATTAACTGCAAAAAATGAGTTAGCATCCATCTCTAATACAAATGCTAGTGGATATTTATCATAGTATGGTAAGTCTTTTCTTGTTATTGCTCTGTATTTGTAGAACATTAAGTTGAACAACATTGGAAATGATGTAGTTCTATTAGCATCTCTTATTAATACATCTCCAATTTCATCAGATCTTTCTTCTGTTATAATTTGATCTGGACTTTTTTCAAATACTTTATCTCTATACCAATCTTTTGATTGTCCTTTTGCCTCAGTATCTTCTTTTATTTGTTCAAAGATAGTTTTATATGCCATTATACCCCCAAATGATCTTCAGTAAGTATCTGGAATTGCCACTTTCTATCAGCACAAAACTCTTTTGCTGCTTCCCATTTTGCTTGATTTTTGGCAAACTCTTTCATTTCTACAAGTTGTTTTTGGTTAATTTTGTTACCAACCTTTGGTCCATTTACTTGTCTTTTTGGTTTTATTTCAACTAAACTTTCTTTAATATTTTCATTAGTATCTTTATATTTAATAAAAAAATCAGGAAAATATCTATGTACTCTATTATCTATTGGTGAAACATAAGGAATCCAGATTTCTTCAGATGACCACTTCAAAACATTTTCATTTTTATCACAATAATTCATAAATTTTAGTTCCCATAAAGATCTATAAATTATGTTTTTAGAATCTCCAATATATTTTTTTGAAAAATTTGGTCTAAATATCCCCTTATAACTCATAAATATAATATAGAAATCTTAAAGTATTTAGATGGCAGTAGACTGGACTCAAAATTATTATGCTAATACTGAAACACTTATTAGCAAAATAAAACCATCTCTAACTTCTTATTTTAGTGTTTATATAATAGACAATAATAGTCCAGTTTTAGCGCAAGAAATATCATTTCTTGCATATGAAGCAGTTTTACCTGGAACTTCTTTTGAATTGGGGCAAGTATATGGTGATAGGCAAGGACTGACAGAACAATATCCAACTAAAAGAGTATTTCCTGCTGTAGATGTAAGTTTTTATATTAATTCTAATTATAAAACAATAGAATACTTTGAATATTGGATAGATTCAATATCATCATTGACGGGTAGCTCTAATACTAAAAATTCAACTAACTATTATAAGTTTAATTATCCTGATACATATGAAAAGGATGTAGTTATAACAAAGTATGAAAGAGATTTCCACAGTAAAAGTAATAGACTTTTAAAAAAATCTCAACCACAAGAACCTACAAATATTCAATATACTTTATTGAACGCATATCCTGTAAACATTATTTCAATTCCAGTTTCATTTGGAGAGTCTGAATTACTTAGAACTACAATAACATTTAATTATGATAGATATACTTTTAATTTAAAACCCAGAGGTAAAACTGCTAGTACAACTAAAATTAATAATACACAATCAAAACCAGAACCAAAACCTGGTGGAAATGTAGTTCCAATTCAGGTTATTCCATTCAGAGATCCTAATGAAACTGAAGAACAATATTACAATCGCATTTATGGTGAGGCATAAATAATCTTAATTGAATTTATATAATCAACTATGCCTTTACCAAAAATCTCAACTCCAACATATGAGTTGACATTACCTTCAAATAAAAAAAAGATTACATACAGACCATTTTTAGTTAGAGAAGAAAAGATTCTTATTCTTGCGTTGGAAAGTAATAGTTCTGTGGATATTACTAGAGCAGTTAAAGATGTATTGAAAGAATGTGTAATTACAAGAGGAGTTAAGGTTGACTCTTTACCAAGTTTTGACATTGAATATTTGTTTCTTAATATTAGATCAAAATCTGTAGGTGAATCAGTAGAGCTTACTGTTACTTGTCCTGATGATGAAACTACACAAGTAGAATGCACAATTAATATTGAAGAAATTCAGGTAAAAATTCCAGAGAATCATACCTTAGAAATTAAGGTGGATGATTCAATTAATTTAAAAATGAAATATCCTTCTCTTCAGGAGTTTATTGATAATAATTTTAATTTTACAAACACTGGAAATAGTAAAGATACTATTAGTAAGTCTTTTGAGATTGTTGCATCTTGTATTGATATGGTGTACACAAAAGATGAAAGTTGGTCTTCTGGAGATGTAAGTAAAAAGGAAATTGTAGAATGGCTAGAAACATTTGATTCAATTCAATTTAAAAAGATTGAATTCTTTTTTGATACTATGCCAAAACTTACTCATACAATGTTAGTCAAAAACCCAAACACTGGAGTTGAGAATGAAATAGTATTAGAAGGGTTATCAAGTTTTTTCGGATAGTCATTGGTCATGAAGACTTAGTAACTTTTTATAAAATTAATTTTGCATTGATGCAACATCATAAATATTCTTTGAGCGACATTGAAAATATGATTCCTTGGGAACGTGAAGTTTATCTATCCTTATTGGAAAATTATATCAATGATGAAGATGAAAAAGCAAAAAGAGCAAAATAACAAATCAAATTAATGGCATTACCGCAACCACCACAAGGAGTATTAGATCCACAACAACCTTGGTATAATGCGAAGGTTGGTGAAAAAACTTGGATAATACTTAAAGCTAAACTTACTGGTGGAGAAGCATTTGGCACTGGGTATTCGTCAGCTGTAAATTTAACAAATGCTGATGCTGATAAATTAATTGCAAATCTAAAGAAAGATCCTAGGGGATATCCTCAGATGAATGTGGGTGGTGGGGGTAGGGATACTTATGATAATATTATAGCATATCAAAAATGGTTGGAAGAAGAGTATCTTGAAAAACCATTTAGAAAACAAGTAGATGATAAGATGGAAGAAGCTGCAATTGCAAGCAGACTGAAAGAGATAGATGAAGAAAGAAAAACTTTAGAAGATCAAAAGAAAGAAAAAGCTAAATCATTTATTTCAAAATCTTCTACATTTAGACCAGGAAAAACAATTTCCCTTAAGACTACTAAAGTTTCAGGACTTATCCCAAAAAGATCTGTACCTGCAGGATTAGAATCTAAAATTAGTAATACTTCAAATTTAGAATCAGATGATGACCAATCTGAAAACGAGTCAAGTAAAATTTTAACATCTACTTTAGGTAGACTGACTCTTAATTTTGTTCAAATTAGTGATAATATGGATAAAATTAAAGAAGTAATTGAAAATGATTATAAACAGGCAAAAGATATTAATAAAAATGAAGTTAGAGATTATAAAAAACGTATAGCCAATAGAAGTAAAAAGTTAACTAAAGAAGATCTTGGTGATCCTAAATCAAATTTATCTGATGCAATTAAACCATTTATTGGAGGATTCTTTTCTGGTGTTGGTGGGGCAATAAGATCACTAGCTGCATTTAATCTAATTGAAGCTTTAGTAAAGGGTGATTATGGTGCTGCTTTCAAATCATTACTAGGAATTGGAATTACATTTATTCCAGCAATTGGAGCAATGATTGCAGGAGCAATTTTAAAATCTTTACTTAAATCAGTAGGTACTGGTTCTGGTGGTCTTATGTCGGGTGGAGGTGCTCCACTAAGAAGATCTAGACCTAGGGGTGGGGGCGGTATTGGTAAATTTGGATCTATGCTTGCATTAGGTACAGGAGCTCTTGCATTAGGTAGTGCATATTCTGCATCACTGGGAGATCAACAACCAGAAAATACACAATCTAGATTAGAAGAACTTACTGCAGAACAAAAAGGATTAACTGGAAATGGATTGGGTGTTATTACCCAAAATGATTTGAAAAAATTTCAAGAATTAAATAATAAGTTTGAAAAAACTTTAGATATTTTACTTGTAAAATCAACTGAAACATCTCCTGGTCCTGGTCCTGGTCCTGGTCCTGGTCCTGGTCCTATGGCAGATCCTTATGATATTCCAGGACTTGAAATAAAACCAGGATCTATTGGATCTTTGGATAAATTTAAAAACACACTTAAAGGTACTCCAATGGAGGCAGAAGCAGAAGAAATTTACAATACTGCTTTAGCAGAAGGTATAAATCCAGCATTTATTGCTGGACTTGCTGGGGCAGAATCTAGTTTTGGTTCAAAAGGAAAAGCTGTAGGTAGAAATAATCCTTTCAATTATGGAGTTTATAATAATCAAACATATTCATCTAACGCAGAAGCAACAAAAGCATTAGCAAGAGCTTTAAGAGATCCAAAGGGATATTATTTTGGAGAAGGGAGAAAAGATCTTCAATCTATTTTGCAAAAATATTCTCCCCCATCTGATGGTAATGACATACCTGGTCATATGAGAAATATTATGGGTATTGGTGGAAGAACAGGGGGAGATCCGAATGCTGTTTTTATACCAAGAGGATCAA